ATTCAATAAATATTTTTTTATTAAATCATATTCATCTTTATTTTGAAAACTTTGATTTAATCTATTACCGATATAACTACAAATTACTACAATCCCAAACATCATTAAATATTGGTTCATCTTATTTGAGCTAAACATATTATAATAAAAAATATATAGTATAATTGTATTTTATTTATACCCTTTCTAATGAAAAGTAAATTAAATAATCAATATTATATTTGGATTCATTATACTTTATTTGTGATGTAAACATTATATTATTATTTTTACAAATTTGTCTTAATATGGTAGTAAATGAATTGTATGTCATTTTTCGTTCAAGATAAAACTGCTTAGATAAATGATAATAATTTTTGATTGTTTCGCAAAATTCAGCATGATAATTATAGAACAACATTTTTCTAAAAGCGTTCATATCAACCAAGTAATATTTTTCTGTTTTTAAACATATTTTTTCTAAAAATGAATAGAAAACATTATTTGGAACTGCGTTTTTGAAAATTTGTTTTGTCATTTTTTTAATAACCCCCCAGATACTAAATATTCATATAATAAATTTCTAATAATCATTTATTTCAATTATATTACTAAATTAAATTAGATAAATTATTTGTAAATAATGCTAATTCAATACAATCTTCATGAATGTTATGAAATATAGTTATATACTTACATAGGAATGGTATAATTCTATATTTTGTTTCTTCATCTATAATGGATGTCAATTTTACAAAGGTAAAAAAATAATCTAATATATCTATTACAGAATATCCATAGTCATAAATGTCATATAATATCTTAATAGCATCGTTTAATTTATTTTGTTTTAACAATGAAATATAACTTTCAAATTCTTGGAATGAAATATTGGAACAAATTTTTTTACATAATTCAATTGTTATTGGTTCTCCTAAAACGTACATTTTCTCTAAATAATTTATAATATTTCTAATAGAACCATTTGTAATCAATAATATATATTCTTTTGATTTTTCATCTATAATTATATTTTCTTGTTGAATTATTTTGTTCATTATATTATTAATTTGCTCGTTACTTGGTGGCGATATTTTTATAATTTGTAATCTGGATTGTATACTTTCTATTACTTTTTGAATATTTGAACATACAGATATAAAATGTATATTATGACTATATTTATCTATATAATTGCGGAATACTTGTTGACTTTGTTCGTTGATATTATCAATATCATCTATAATTACTAATTTTTTTTTTCCAAAAATACTACTATGTGATTGACAAAACGTCTTCATTTCATTGCGAAAATAATGTATACCTTGTTCTTTCAGATTATTGATAAATAAGATATTATTTTCTGGTATAACATCATTTTTACTAAGACCATAATATTCTCTTATCAAAGCATATAACAATGTGGTTTTTCCAGAACAAGAATTACCTACAAATAGAATATTCAAATTATTCAATTCAAACATTAATTTTATAACGGAAATTAATTTTGGTTCAATATAAAAATCTTGAATATAATAAGGTTTGTATTTATTTATAAATGTAGTGCTGGTTTCATTTATTATTTCTTTATTATCGTTTTGTTTATATTTTTCTATATTATTCATAAATACATATATTCATATTTATTGTTTATGTTTATTTACTATGTAAAAAATATATTCAAATAAAAACAATTTAATAAATATATTTTATAATTATTTATAGGTTCTCAAATGAAAAATTATTATGAAATTCTTGGAGTAGGGCAAGACGCAAGTGAAACCGAAATAAAAAAGGCTTTTCGTACATTGTCTTTAAAACTTCATCCAGACAGAAACCCTGACCCAGAAGCTACTACACAATTTCAATATATCAATGAGGCATATGAAAATTTAAGTGATTCTGAAAAAAGAAAACAACACGACCACGAACTAAAATATGGTGAAGGCAATATAAATCCATTTCAAGGAATGGATGAATTTAATGATATTAATAATATCTTTAATATGATGTTTGGCGGGGGTGGTTTTGGAGGAATTCATAAAATGCATAGTATGGGTGAAATGAATGGAATGCCTGGAATGCCTGGCGTTAGAATATTTCATAATGGTCCAGGCGGGTTTCACGCTGAATTTTCAACCAGTTTTAATAGTAGACCACAACCACCATCACCAATCAATAAGGTAGTTGAAATTACATTAGAACAATGTTTCCAAGGGGTTTCTTTGCCTGTTGAAATAGAAAAATGGACGATTATAAATAATATGAAAATTAATGAAATAGAAACTGTTATTATTAATATGCCCCCAGGTATTGATGAAAATGATACACTAGTTATTAAAGGTAAAGGAAATGTTATAAATGATGATTTAAAAGGCGATTTACATATAAAGGTAAAAATTAATAATAATAGTATCTTTAAACGACAAGGATTAGACTTATTTTTACAAAAGAACTTATCTTTGAAAGAAGCATTATGTGGGTTCTCTTTTGATATTCCACATTTCAATGGAAAGTTATTATGTTTGAATAATATGAATAATCCTACCGTTATTAAACCTGATTATAAACGTGTTGTACCTAATTTAGGAATGACACGAGAAAACGCTACAGGCAATTTAATAATAGAATTTATTGTACAATTTCCTGAAAATTTGTCTACCGAACAAATTAGTGCGTTAAAAGAAATTTTATAAAAAATTGATTTTATTAACCATTACAAGATATTATATGAAACAATAATATGAAACTAATAACAGATTATAATCAGCTAAAAGAAAATCAAATTTATTATATAAATACGAAAGGCTATATAATAAATAATACAAATAATGAAGAACAACCTGAATTTATTAGTAAAGAAATAGTGTGTTTCATTGGTATGAACAATGATATTTCAGCGAAATTTATAAAATTATTGAAAAATGATCCAAATTTTCAAGCACCAGTTATTCGCATATTAGACTTATATGATATTTATGAACCACAAAATAAAAATATTTTTGAAAATGTTATAAACAGAAAAATATTCAAACATTATTTAATGGAAAATATAATCAAAGATGAATATACAAGTCATATGATTGCTACAAATTTATTTAAGCAAATATAAAAATATTATTTACAATATTATACATACATTATTTGGTTGTTTTTTCATCATTTAAGAACTAATACGCTTTGTAGGTATTTCAACATCAACAATATAAATAGAATTTTCGGTCATAATAATATATTCTTTACCAACTTTGTAAATTTTAGAAATTGGACTTGTATATTCTTCTTCACTCTTTACTAATAGTTTCTCTTGATTATCTTTTACGCCAATTAAAACAGTTTTACTAAGAGAATTTGTCCAATAATCCATCATTATTGGTTTATCTTCAACGATTGATAATTTTGCTGCGTGTGTAAGTGTGGTAGTCTCTGGCAATCTATAAGAAGCTTGTGATTGCGAATTTGTAGGTTGTGCTGAACCTGTTTGGGAAGGTGCTTTACTCATTTTTATATGAATTAAATTATATTTTATATTTCTGTTTTTACTTTAAATCTATTTTTAAAAAATTAATTTATTTTTGATTTTTATATATTTTTTCTATTATTTCTATTTTTTCATGTTTTGCCTAAAGTATTTGAAAATTAAAAAATTATACTAATAACAAAAAAAAATATAATCATAATATAAAAACGATGGCGAACACAAAATATTTCAAAAATAGAGTAATACTGAAATTTGCGTTAATTATTAAAGAGTATTTTGATTTAATGAATCAAAATGAAACCCTAAAAAATACAAATAATCCTAATAATAGTTTATTTATAGGTATGAACGCCATACATCGTGTATTTGAATATATATTAATTAAAAATAAAAATATTGACCATGCGTATTACTATTCACAAAAGTGTTATTTTTATTATTTGGAATATATGGAACAAATCCATAAATCAGATTTATTACAAAATTTAAATCATATTGATGCTATTTTGTTCGTATATAAGAAAACCATTTTTGATATTTATGATGGAGAACATAATAATTCATCAACAACTATTTCTAATATAATGACATTGAACGATGAAGACTTAACTTTAGATGAAAAAGATTTAAGAGAACTTTTAAAAAAAATATCAACCTTTACAAAGACACTATTTTTTTGGAACAATAATAATATAACATTTGAGAACCGTGTTAAAATTTGTGATACATTTTTACATCGGTATTTACATCGTATAGATTCATTAGACTTAACAAATTCATACTTGGATATGATACAACAAAAAATAACTATGAATTATAGTAAATATGAAGATTTATTAAATGAAATAATACATAAAATAGAGAGAACTAAGAGAGTATTGACTTTGAACGAAGATGATAAAAATGAATATTTTTTAATGAAATTTTATGTAGAGAATGATATATTCCAAGAAAAATTCCACGAAGAAAGCACTAAAAATTTAGTTAACTGGTTGTTTGTATGATATTTTTTACAAAAAACTTAAAAATATAATAATATTATTTATAAATGTTATTATGTGATGAAATAATAAAAAATATAATTGATTATTGCGATATTCCTCTTTTATTTTCGTTTACTATAAATAAAACGTTTACACAATACATAAATGATAAAGATTGGAAAAAGATTTGGGTTGAACTATGTAAAAATAAAAAATGTGTTTTGAATGAATTTGAGAAAAAGACAACTAATACAAGTGATAATGAATATAAAATGGTAGTAAAATTGGCTGGATTTACTGGTTGTATGATATGTAATAAAAAGAATAATCGTAAAGTATGGTGGGAATTCAGTATACGTTGTTGTATGGAATGTTTATCAAAAAAAACAATAGGTGAATGGGAGTTTGAGAAAAAAATTCCAAAAGAAGCATATTCACATTTATCATACAGTTCTAAACAAATGTATAATCGTTATTTTGGTAATTACATAATAAAATTTTATTGGAAAAAAACAATAAATGAATTACTTTCGTTATATTCACCAGAGCCAGTTATGCCTAATAATACTATTACATTGAAACCATTAAACCCGCCAAAATTAAAAAAAATGCCAAACGAACACGATATAGCAAAACAAAAACAAAGAAAAATAGATATAGATAATATCTGTTTATCTAATAATATTTCATTAGAATATGCTTCTACAATGAGTATGACATATAAAGAAAATATAATGAAAATGTCAAAATTACAAAGTAAAAATTTTATTGATACAAAAATCCCTGAAATAAAAAAGGAAATAGAATTTGTAAAAGAAAAAGAAAGAGAAAAAATGGAATTGTTGAAAAAAATAGAATTAGAAAAAATGAACAGAAAAACAGAAATGATAGAAAAACAAAAAATACAAAATGAACTTTACTTGATGTATAAAGAAGACACAAAAAAATATTTGATGAATAAAATAATCAAACGTAACAAAAAAATTGTCCTTACATTTCAAGTCAAAAATGTAATGTGTGAGTTATGTAATAATAATAGACAATTTTCTTTATTGGGATTAAGAGACCATCAAAAAGATGTTCATAAAATTGTAAATAATTTTTATTAGTTTCTATTTTTTCTTATATAATTTCTTCTTGTATTATTATTTCGTCTTTTAATTCTTTTGTTTTTTGTTTTACCGCCTCTCTTTTTTCTATATCTAACATTTAATGGTGGAGATTTTTCAAAATCAGTTGTATCCCATATTTGTCTTGCTAAATGATTTGTAGCTCTTTCTGATACAATATCCTCTCTGTCTGAAAATCTTGTTATAAAATTGGTTTTTTCATATAAATCAAATACCGAACAAGTAAAGTCTATAACTATTACATTCCTAACACCTTTACTATGTAAATATGTAATATACTCTTCTGTAGTTGTCTCAATATCTCTAATCCTTGTATGAGCAGCCATTCCGCGCATTTTTGTTAATAAATCAGGTATTTTTTGTATTGTTTTTCCACTATCTATATCTGTATATGGTTCAGTTGGTATATTTAATATTTCTATGCTCCAATCGCCTCCTTTACTTTCATCTCGGTCTTTATTTAATCTATTATGAAATTTATTAATCATGAATTCACCACTTTTAAATTGCCGTATTTGATAATTTTTATTTTGATTATAATAATAATTTAATGCGTCTTGGTCGGTTTTATCATCCTCTATATAATCAGAAGGATCAAACATCTTAAAATTTTTTGAATCCAGTTTACTTAATCCTTCTGCCATATCATTTACAATTTCTATTGTTTTATTTGGTGTAGGAACTATTACATTTCCATTCTTATCTTTTTTATTGAAATTCGTATTCATTGTTTTTATTTGTTCATTGAAACTACGGATATTTTCGGGTTCTACAAAATTAGCAACACCAGGATATACAATACTAACTCTTGTTATAGTGATCCCTTCTGGAACTTGAAACATTATTGGTTCATATTTTGGTTGGGTATTTGAACCATTATTATTGAAATAAATCGCTCCATGTGTAGTTAATCCTAAAACTATATTTGGTTTATTTTCAAATTCGTTTGACATTATATAATATTTTGATAAAAAAATATTATATAACAATTAGTATAAAATCTCACTTAATTATCGAATTTGTCGCTAAAATATTCTTGTGTCATTATAACTTGTTTTTTTCTTAATTTGGTTTTTTTTATTTTTGTTTCTGTATCATTATTCGCAATATTTATATTATGATATTCATTAGTTAATATTTTTTTAATAAATTCAAATATAAATTTCAAAATCTTTTCACTACAATTTCCAACGATTAAACAACTACCTGTGCGAAATATCATAAACGACACTTCTGTATATTTTTTGTTATCTCCTAATTCATTCATTTTCATATTTCGGTCGTTTTCACTAACATGACCTTTTTGTAATTCTTTATCAAAGCCCAATTCATTATTAAAATAAAATTTACATTTTACACCGGGATAACTACACGGGTCATACGCACTTTCAATACGGTATTTATCGCTTCTTAATATAGAATGTAACCTTTCGCGATTGATATAATATCCACAATTGAAATTAGAATTTATCAAAACATTGTCTTCACTATCGTTTTCAATAAAATCTAATGACATATCAAGATGAGGTTGTACAAATTCAAGTATCATTCCTTTTACTATATCTAATAATGTTGTATTTAAAATCCCAGGTATTTCTAATTTTCCAGTATTAAATACTTTTACATGTATTTCACGGAAAGAACCTTCATAATCAAAACGTAATATCATAGCAAAACAATTATAAAACGCATTCTTTACTTTTCCTCTACAATTCATAATATCTTTTTTTGAAATACCAATAGTAATTTTTCGTTCATCTTTGAATTTTATACGACGGGCAGTTGGATTATCAATTTGTTTAATTATATTTTCTACATAATAATTAATTCCTTGTAATTTTTTTTGATATTCATTGAATTCTTCACTATTTTTTGATACAATTTTTATTTGTTTTTTTACAACGCCTGCTTTTGGTATCCAATATTCAGTTATTGGTATATTCCAAAATACTTTATGAATATCTATTGGTTGATTCAAGAATAATACCTTTGTTTTTGTAGATATATATAAATCTTCACAAATAGGAACTTCATTAAGCGCAATATTATTTATACCATCATTTTTATCAATACAATCTTTTTCTATACCTGTGTTGATATTATTGGTATTAATAATACTAGCGTTTGATTTTCTTATTGGTTTATTTTTATTAAGTATTTCATTATTTAAGAAACTCGCCCATTCATCGTCTACTGAATTTTGTTCCATAGATTGACTTATAAGTATAAGTATATTTCTTTATATTTATTGGTAAATGTATTTATTTTAAATTCAATTTTTTAGAAATTGAATTTATTGTTATTATATTTTATTTTAACTTAATCAAACCTTTTGTTAGTTTCAATTTTTTAGAAATAATTAATAAAATCGTCATTAAAATAATATTTTATTATATTTTATTATATTTTGACAAACCCTTTGTTACAAAAATGTTTCACTTCTATAATAATTATTCAAGTGATATGAAAAATAATTCATTATATGTTCTATATTATCTTCTGTAGAATGCATAATATTCTCTATTATAGTTAAAAAATGTTTTGTTATTAATTCTGATTTATAGCGTATAACATAATTAAAATATTTATTTATTATCGTTTTTTTATCAGTATTGTATTGAATACTTAAATTATGTATGAATTGCGTAATATCACAAGTAGTGTCAATATTTTTATTCAATAATTTATGTAATTCTTCCAATACTTCATTTGTAATAATATTTGTTTCCCAATCATTTACATTTTGATTTAATTGTATAAAATTTATCATACTTCTTATATCTGAATTATAATTATTTTGTATAGTTTCAATTACCCCATCTGAAAGATTTAAATTTTCATTTATTGTAATGTTTTTAATAAATTTGTATATTTCTTGTTTTGGTAATTGATTGAAACGAATACATATAAATTCATTTTTTAATGATTCGTCTATTTTACTAATATAATTACATATTAAGCAAAAATGAACATTATAATTAGTAGATTGTAATAAATATTTCAAAGCTTGTTGCGCGTTCTTTGTCATATAATCTACTTCGTCTAATATTACAAATTTCAATCCTTTTTCAAATAAATTTTTTGATTTTACGAATTGATATATTTGATTTCGGATAATATCAATACCTCTCTCATCTGACGCATTTAAATGTATAATAGAACCTTTATTTGTTTGATTGTGTTTTTTTTGATATTCATTTATTAAATTAATAATGGTTGTTGTTTTTCCAGTTCCAGGTGGTCCATAAAATAATAAATTTGGAAAATAATCTTTTTCAATAATATTTTTAAATATTGTGCGATTAATATTCGATAATACAATATTATCAAAATGATTGGGTCTATATTTTTCTACCCATGGTATACTGATTTTATTAGAAGTAGACATTATATATTTTATATTAATATGAATAATATTATTAGAATGAAACGTTTATATTATATTTGTAAAATAAAAATATAAAAAATTGAACAATAGTTATTATAAATATAGATAAATAATAAATGTCTACTTTTCAAGAAAATATGTCAAAAACTATTCAACAACAAGAAGGTTATTTGGAATTAATTTTAGGGCCAATGTTTTCAGGTAAAACGACACAAATAATACAAATTCATAATAATTATTCTTATATTGGAAAAAATGTCGCAGTTATTAACTATGCGGAAGATAAACGATATCATGATTCTATGTTATCTACTCATGACCATAAAATGATACCTTGTATTTTATCTCATAATATTGAAACATTATGGAATGAACCTAATGTAAATAATAATTATTATCATATTTTACGAAACGCGGATGTTATATTAATTAATGAAGGACAATTCTTTAAAAATTTGAAATCAATAGTCATTGATATGGTTGAAAATTATAATAAAATTGTGTATATTTGTGGTTTAGATGGCGATTTTAAACGAGAAAAATTTGGCGAATTATTAGATTTAATACCCTATTGTGATAAAGTTAATAAATTGACATCTTTTTGTTCAAAATGTCGTAATGGAAAAAATGGATTATTCTCTTGTAGAGTTACAAAAGAAACTGAACAAATTGTTATTGGTTCTGATAACTACAAACCACTTTGTAGACAATGTTATTTATCTATATCAAAATAATATTTATATTTGTTACATTTTTTTACTTATATATTAAGTAAAAAAATTATGGTCTTACTGAGATTCGAACTCAGGTTTTCAGATTCAAAGTCTGAAGTGATAACCACTACACTATAAGACCTTTTGAACTACTGTTCATATTATTACTATATTATTCTTTATGTATATTTTTTATATATTATATTATTATGTTCTCCGAAAAACGATTTTGTAAACAATATAAAAAGGATTAATCATTATTTACAATAATTTGAACATCGTTTAAATATGAACCAGACGACTACTATAGACCCAACATTGCCGAAGAAGCGTGG